CATCAAGTGTTAGAAGTACCTTTGAGATTTCTGTGTGATCTCCATAGGCAACCTTTACAAGATATTCTGCTGAACGATATGTAGCCTTTGCAAAAGAGTGTGCTGTCTGAACTCCTGCTGTTGGTGCTGATAGAGTTGCTGCAACCTGCTTAGCAACTGAGTTAATCGCAACTGATGTAAATGAACGATCTGTTCCATCTACCGCAGTACGAGCACGAGCATCTGTAAAGTAAAGGTTTGTACCTTCTGCAAGGTTAGTGGTTGTAGAATCTGCTACACCGTTTTCTGCGGTAATAGTAAGTCCTGAACCATTTCCTGTAATTGTAATGTTTGTAAGTGTTGCACCAGTCAAAAGACTTGCTGCTGAAGTCTTAGCACGAGCATCTGTAAAGTACTGTGCTGTTCCTTCTGCTACATCAGATGTTGTGAGTGCATCTGCGTATGCAATTGCTGCAGTCTGTGCTGCGTCGGCCTCTGCCTTGGCAAATGCTGTTGTAGCAATCTGAGTTGTGTTTGTATCTGCTGCTGCAGTAGGTGCTGTTGGTACACCAGTAAGATCTGGTGATGCAAGTGGAGCCTTAGCAGCAAGGTCTGTAGTTAAATTTGCAATCTTAGATTGATCAATTGCTGCTGATGCATTAATATCAGCATTAACAATTGTTCCATCAAGAATTTTTGCTGAAGTTACTGCTCCATCTGCTATATCTCCAGCAACAATTGTTCCATCTGCAATCATTCCAGAAGTAACTGTTCCTGAAGGAAGTGTTACTGTACCTGTAAATGTTGGAGACTCAAGGGGAGCCTTTAGCCCAATTGAAGTTGTAAGTGTTGTAGTAAAACTAGCATCATCATTAATTGCTGCTGCTAACTCATTAAGTGTATTAAGAAGTGCTGGGGCACCGTCTACAAGTGCTGCTACTGCTGCATCAGCGTATGCTGTTGTAGCAATTTGTGTGTTATTGGTTCCTGCTGCTGCCGTTGGAGCCAATGGTGTACCAGTTAGAGTTGGTGATGCCAAAGGTGCTTTAAGATCAATCTGACCTTGAATTGCTGAGGTTACTCCATCTACATAGTTAAGTTCAGTTGTAGTAGCAGTTACTCCATCAAGAAGGTTAAGTTCTGCTGCTGAAGCGGTTACGCCATCAAGAATATTAAGTTCTTCTGCAGTAGAAGTTACACCATCAAGGATGTTTAATTCTGCTGTTGTTGCTGTTACGCCATCGAGAATGTTTAACTCTGCTGCAGTAGAGGTAACTCCGTCAAGGATGTTAAGTTCTGCTGTAGATGATGTAATTCCATCAAGAACATTTAATTCTGTTGCAGTTGCTAAAAGAACTACATCTTCATTAATTTTTGGTGAAGTAAGTGTCTTGTTAGTAAGTGTTTGTGTGTTTGTTGTTCCAACTACCGCACCAGTTGCACCGTGTACTTCTGTAAGGTTTGCGTGTGTTGTAATATCTGAAGTAAGTGCTACTGTACCAGTTGCATCTGGAAGTGTGATTGTACGATCTGCTGTTGGATCAGTTACTTCAAGTGTTGTTTCAAAATCATTTGCTGTTGCGCCTTCAAATTGAATGTTTGATCCAAATACACCAACTGCTGCTGGGTTAGACCATTCAACGCCGTATGTAGCACCTGATGCTGCTGTAAGTACTTGACCGTTTGTGCCAACTCCTAAACGAGCAATAGCATCTGCGCCTGATGCAACAAGGATATCACCTTTTGTATCTACAATTGCGTTTGTAATTACATTGTGTCCGCCAACGGTTGCTGTTGAACCTTCAACGATCAGTCCTTGCTTTATTTTAAAATCTTTATTTACTGTTGCCATTTTTTATATCTCCTTTTATTATGCCTTAAGTCCAATACGAGCATATCGTACTGTGACTGGCTTGATCGCAGAATCTGGAGTGACTGTAATAGCCACGGTATTTCCAGTGCGAGAGACATTAATGGTGCCAATATTCCCATCATTGTCGATAGTGCCATACTCACTAACAGATACATTTGTACCGTCAGCAAGAATTGTTAATTCGGTTGCGTAGAACTTGTTGTCCCCTGCTGAAGTCTTTGATATTGAAATAATATACTTCACCATACGCCAAACCGTAGCATCAAAACTATCAATAACAGTTAAGTTTTCTATTCCGTCAATTGTATTTTCATTGTTACCAGAAGAACCCAAATCTGTTGCTTGGGCTGCTGCGGTATCAATTAAATCTACATAGTCTGCTTGAGTAGGTCTATCTCCTGTTTGAAACAGGGCCTTGACGCTTGAAATTGATATTTTAGCCATATAGAGATTATATCATCCTTTTAATTATTTAATTATAGAATGTAGTTGCTGTAGCCAATAACCTGCAACCCAATACCTGGAGTATTACCCAAACCAATATCCTGAATCTGAATTGCTGAAAACTTAACTCTAAAAGGAAGTACTTCGGTTATAACTGTTTTTCTTGTAAATTCTTCTATTTGTACTTCTGGATAATTTACTGGAAAGATTCGTTTTGTTTTATTTTGTAGATTATCAAGGATTATTGCTGTTGCCATTAGTCTGTTACATCTTCAAGAATCTTTAGGCTACCCTGAGCAACCGTCCAAACTCTTGTAGGGTCTGACAATTGAATGTCAAAGATGTCTCCTGTTTGAAGTTGTACTGACTGTGCTGCTGTTAGCGAAACCGTAAATTCTCCAACAAGGTCATCTGCATCTGCAACGGGAGTTAAAGATAAAACAAGTGTTGCATCATCTGTAATAACTCCAGGTGTTGAATTAGGTCTTTTAATCTTCATAGCGATAGTCCATTGAGATCCAGAACCCTTTAAAACTAGCGGGACTTTTGCATCGTCTGTTACATAAACCTTAAAGCCAGAAGTATCTCCACGAACTACAGTCCAAACAACTGTAGGTGGTTTATTTCCAATATCGTATGATGTTTGAGATCCTCTTAAAGTTGCCATTTGTTTATTATATCACGACAAACCGTCTCTGAGTGCTCCCCAGGTACCGTTTCCTTTTGCCTCTACTATAACTATGCCATTTAGATTATTTGCATATGCACATATACCAACTGCTGCAGATCCTCCTGTTGGTCTAACATTTGTTAGTCCCCCAGATGTTCCAACATATAAAACCTCACCTGCAACAAAACTTGAAGTATTCAAACCTTCCATAACTCCAGCAACAACTACTACTCCATCAGATCCGTTTGCTGTAGTGTTTTTTAATAATCCTAATATTGGAGAAGATGTAGATGGAAGTGCTTTTGCTATTGTGGTTTTTGTTGAATACCCTGTTGCATATACTGGCACTCCAGCACTTATTGAAGCCCCGCTATTATTTTTTACATTAATCTGAAAATATGATACGCCATATGCTGGTAGAATTGCATCAAGGGATTCTGCTAATTTTTTAAAATCTCCGTGTACATTTACTGGTGATGTTTCCAGGGGATATGTAACTCCCGTGGTAGAATTAGCATATGTAGTCATAATAAAATAATTATACACCCAAATTTGACTTTTTGGCAAAAATCATGTTATACTAGTTAGTAACACCTACCAGGGTGTTATTGTTTTCTAAGGAGGAAACTATGATTAAATTTATCGAAAGAAACAAAGAGATCATTAGCACACTCAGTATCGTAGCATTAGTAACGGTTTTGTCTAACACTGCCAATGCTAATTCAGATTTTGATACGAAAAACAACTTGAGCATAGAACAGGCTCAGACAGTAGAACCCGCCTCGAAAGAGGTTTTTTTGGTTTCTAAGGCTAAAAGGTTAGAGAGTTTTGAGAATAAGGTTTCTCTAACCGATTTAGAACTAAAGGAACTTCTGTCCTTGGTTGGCTTCAAGGGTAAAGACCTTGTAGTTGCTTGGGCAGTTGCTAAAAAGGAGTCTAATGGACGACCATTGGCTTTTAACGGTAACCACAAGACTGGTGACTCGTCTTATGGAATGTTCCAAATTAATATGATTGACAACCTTGGTCCTGACCGTAGAGAAAAGTTTGATCTTGACTCTAATGCAGAACTATTCAATCCCGTCAAGAATGCAGAGATTGCTTACTATATGACGAATGGCGGAGAAGATTGGTCTTCTTGGAAGGGCATTACCCCAAGAACTAAAACTTGGATGAAAAAATTTCCTAAGTAGTTTATAAAATAAATTACCCCCTTGGAGAAATCTTTGGGGGTATTTTTATTGTATATTTTTAAATGAATTACGGAAATCGTCAATTGTTACAACTATATTTTTTGATAGCAAGCCAGCAGACTGGCTAAATGCAGATCTCCCAGTTATCAAAACTTTTGCCATTACCATCATGTTAAAGGCTGTGTAGGTATCTAAATTATTTAAAATTTCAATACCTGGGTACGCATCTCTAAATAATTGAAAGTTTATAGAAGTAGTTTCAAAAGAATCGTTTTCATCTTT